GAGTACCATTCTTGTGGTAGCGCAGCTACACGTTGTCCGCGGTATACAGGGTTTTGTTGCGCTGTTTGTACCCATTTATCTAGGTACCCCATAGCTTGTTGTAAACCCTTTTGTCTTGTAGGGTCTAACATGGTAGTTTGCGTGGTATTAGATGGTACTGAACTGCTGCCCATATTTATATCCTCTTTTCGTAAATGGTTTCCGCTTCGCGCCAGCCCGGTATTTTATTTATGGCTCTATGCCATGCCTTTCTAGGTGAAGCAAATGAAATCTTAGACGCACCGAACTCTTGTGCGATAGCATCTACGTCTTGGTAATACTTGAGTAGAGCATTACCGTCTTTTGAATAGGCAGCCCAGACAAACAGCGAATTTTCATTCGTTACATTATCTGTAAGCAGTTTGAAAACTATAACCCCATCTGGAGCCAGATAAACGCGAGCTTGGCCTAACATACATGCCATATACACATCTTCTGGAATCCAGTCTGGGTTAGTTTTTTCGATGACACATTCTAACGCATATCGTATATGATCCCAATACTCCTTTACGTAAATACAGTGTACAAGCTGCATATTAAGCTGGCATTACTTGTTCTGGATTAACAGGATTCATCTGCTGTATGTGACCATGCGCCATCTGTCTAACACGATCTAACATATCATATAAAGCTTGGGCACCAGCTTTAGTGGAGCCATCACCTAACGCAGAAACCACATCCGCAGGTATTACGAACTCGCCTTCTGCTAAACGAACAGGTTCTTGTCCTTGTTCTCCTTGTATAAGCCCCATAATGCCATCGCTTTGTCCTGTACCGGGTCCATGAAGCAGTCCTTCGTCACCACCACCGATATCCCCACCTTCTGCGTATCCATAACCAACTGGACCGCCATCAGCGTAGCCAATTACTTCGTGTCTAATAGGCATAGTACGTTGCAGTGGTTGAGCTTGTGGGATCATGCTTTGCGGGTAGAAATCAACCATAGGTTGCTGGTTAACATATCCCGGATCAATAGAACCTAAACCTTGCACATCACGGATAGTACCCCCTGCGGCAAAATGTGTAGGTTGATTAGCCATGCTCAGTAGTTCTGGCGGTAAGCCAGACATATCAACACCAGCATTTTTATACATATCAACAACGCGTTTGGCTTCCGCAGCATTCTGATGTTTCATCCGCGCTTGTTGGTTCATACTATCTTCTAGTCCGAATAGCCCAGTACCCACGGCAAATGCCGCTTTGTTTTTATCTGAGAATGGGTCAGCTGCTATGTCCTTAAACGGTTTAAGCGCATTGTCAAGCATTGAGGGTTCTGCTGGAGCCATACCTTTTTCGATAGGCGACGCCATCTTTGTAGCATCCACTACTGGACTTTGCATGATGCCTGTATCTTTAGGGCTAGATAAAAATGTAGTGTTAGCTCCCGGTGTACCTGCGGCACCTGTTAAGGCTTGTCCTGATAATTCCTCAGGCGCTTTAGTTAAAGCTCCTAAACCTTGTGTAGCTTGCGCAGCATCTGTAACTGGAATGACGCTACCTGTTGTGTTTACAGAGTTCGCTGTAGCGCCAGCTACTTCTGGGGATAGAGATCCGCCTGTCACTGTACCGTTAAATGCAGTTGATCCTGCTTCTGGCAGAGCTGATGTAGTCGCTTGGATTGTTCCTTGTTTAGCTGCTTCCTCAGCGGCTTTTTTAGCTACTTCTTCAGCTGTTTGCGTACCTACTTCAGCGGCTCCTTCCGCAGCTCCTTCTGCGGCGCTCCCCATACCAGCTGTTACACCTGCTGTTAAACCCGAAGCTGCACCGAAGGCTGCTCCCATTCCGGGGTCTTTGCCAGTAGCCGCGTTTTTAGCTGCACCTAAACCAGCACCAACACCCATAGTAGCTAACGTACCGCCTACAGCACCGAGAGCAGGTAGCGCCGCACCAGCGGTAGCAATAGTAGCCGCAGCCATACCTAGACCTAGTAGAATCTCTGTAAGGTCCATAGCTTCTGGCATGCCAGTATGCGGATTAATAGTTAAGGGTCTGTTGTTGATAGCTTGGTTAAGTGCATTAAGTCCTGCGACTTCCCCTCTGTTCATGTGGACTAAAGTATCATCTCCGCCACGACCAAGCGACGCTAAACCTTGTGCTGTTTGTTGGTACATTCGTATCTCCTAGACTATCTTTACTGTGCCGCTATCGTTCCACAGGGAGCCAGATGGCAAACCTGCGCTACTTGTAGGCAAATCTGTTAATGTAATGGTAGTGGCGCGTAAAGGCCCCGGGTTCTGTATGTTGGTAAAATAGGTATTCAATATTCTAATAGTCTGATTAGCCCAGTTCTGATCGTATTGCGCCGGAGGTACAGGTAGTACAGGAGCAGCATAATTTGGTCCAGCCATTTATTTTCTCCCATCCGGTTGAAGTTCTAATCTAGGTATACCTAACGACCATTGTGTACCTGTCGAATTACTCGCTATTCTAAACGCTATCTGTCTGCCACGCAGTCTTAACCATGCTTGATCTGTGTATTGTTCTACAGGCACAACTGTGTTTCGTGTTATAGGCTCGTCTGTTTCCTCGTTATAGGCACCGCCCGGGAAGTCCCTAGCATACAAAGTCATTGTTACAGAAGGTGACTCTGCTGTTGACCCCGAGAATGTTACGTCTGGAATTAAGCGTCTTACGAATGCAAACTGATATCCATCATCCAAATCAAAATCGGCTGATTGAATATAAGCTACTAATGGGGTTGGTATGCCTGTTGCGTTATCCTCTAATCCATTTTCTTGATAGATTAAGTTTCCGTCAATAGCAGAAATAGGGTACTCTCTAGCAGGACAGTCTATCCAAGCTGTACGATTCATTTGTCCGTAATACCATAAACGCTCCATGTAGTTGTAGATAACATATCTATCAGGTGTTACAGAATCTTGGGAACAATAAAACCACCAAATCTCATTGAACTCACCCACAGACCCCGCATAGACTTGAGCTTCTTGACCATAGTTAAAATCGTTAAACACATACTGGCGTAAGCTACACGGTAGCGATTCCACTGTACCGTTATAGGTAAAGAACTTTTTATGCCCCATCCAATAGGTGATGTTGTTTACCGATATCGCAGCAAAAGGAGAAGCAATGGTTATGTTAGTAGAGCGAGGCTGAATATTGAAGGTGTAAGGGGTGCCAACATACTGCATACCGTATAAGGCGCTATCAGTAAAAACCAATGTCTCTTGACGAGTCTTTACAGCAGTAATAATAGCGTCCCCGTAGGTTAGCTTGTAACCCCCGGCAGAAGTGCTTATACTCGGAGTCCAATTAGCAGGATTATCCTGATCCGCCCAGCGGATTAACATAGGTGTTTTTTCAGTTTCGCCTATAGCGTTTACACCTAAGGCTACGAGATGGTTCTCATCGGTGACGATTATTCCTGTCACTATAGTTGGACAGTTTGCTGCGCTAGGCAATGAACTTAATTTAACCGCGTCTGTATTAGGTGCTCCATAAGCGTCTATACTAGTAGCAGAAGCCCAGTAGTAAATTTCACCGTTTGTAGGAGCTATAACAAGATCTTGCCCGTAGTTATCTTGGGACCAATACCCAAGCTGTTGAATAACTTCTCCGCCGCTAGAAGCAGATGATCCCCATGCACCACGACTCCAAGTACCAACACCCCAACCGAGCCCTACTATATTGATAGGTAATCCAGCAGATGCCTCGAATTTTAATTCAATAGCTGCGCCACCATCTCCACCTGTGTACGTAGATAACGTAGTGACGTTGAATGCAAACGTGTCTTTATCCAGAACAGTTATTTGGTGGTATGCATTTACCTCGCTATCCGGTATACCACTAAGTGACATAACAGCACCAGAAATTAAAATATAATCGTTGGTAGATGCTCCGTGATCGGTATAGGTGATAGTTATAGTGGCGCTACCACTGTTTACGGCTAATGGGTTAGCTGGGGAGAGAGGGTTTACAACAAGGCGATAAGGCGTAATATTATATAAGGTGCCGTTAAATTCTATAAAGAATCTAATGTTTGTGCCAGTACCTGTATAGTTATTCCCTATGATAGAGGTCCAGTTATGCAGAGACCTACACACATCAGTGTATTGGTTGTTTGTGTATTTTTGCCAACCGCCAATATTTTCAGGAAACCCAGAACGAAATCTTACTTTGTCCGTAGCATACCAGCCACCTTCGTTAGCATAATTCGTACCTTCTCGAGATACCCCGGGGCGAAATGTAATCGATTTAAGTGGCATAGTTCACCTTTATGTGTACGCTCGTGTACCGTTCTTATCTATAATTAATGCCTGCCGTCTTGGTTTTCCTTCTGGATCGTTTGGTACTGATACATGGCACCAGCTGTCGAACTCTCGGATCACTTGGTCATACGGAAGACCTGCGCCAATTATAGCTTTTATCAGCACATCAGGCGATACACCGGGTACTTTTATATCTGCCGCGCAGCCTCTTGTGTGCTGGCTGGTGACTTTGCTCCCAACAAGGGAGTTCACTAATGAGCATCTATACCCGCTTGTTACATGCACAGGCTTATGGGTTATATCCCGAATAGGCTCTAGTATAAGAGTGCATAGCCGCTTGAGGTTTTCTGTGATTTCTTCCGTAGGTGTATTATCTATACCGTGACGCGCAGCTGCATCAGAAAAGATCATCTCCTCAAGCGTGAAGTGTTTGGTCAGCTGTGTCATGGACTTAGATTAGAACATTAGTGACGTCTAAGAATTTCAGCACATCGACGATTAGTTTAACGACATCTTGTAAGATCAGTTCCATAATGGTGTCCTATTTGTGTTGTTTGTCAGGTGAGCCTGCTAAGGCCATACCCAGTACAGTTAAAGCCGCTTGTTGCTGCTCAGTGAAGTTTAAACCCCACGCAGATGCAACTAAGAACAATCCAGCCCATGTCGATGTTTCTGTTAAGCGTCTAATTAGAAAGTCTTTCATAACACCCCAGTCGCAGCAAATACGCCAGTCAGGTTGATGGCATCAATGTCATCGTGGGTTTTAGCCGCTACAACTTTAGCTAAGTCAGCGTCGATTTCAGCTTGTACGGTAGCGTCTGTTGTCATCGCTTTGCGATTTGTCAGTTGTTGAATCAGGCTTTCTTGACGGTCAGCAAACGCAATATCCAAAACAGGCCAGATAATTTGAACAGGTGTAGTGGTTAAGTCGTATTGTACTGGGCCGTAATGTTGTCTGCCTGCAATCACAGGGTTTCTAACTTCCACAGCGTCATGCCACAAGCCTGCTTCATTGGCTGGGAATGGTACGTCCCAAATTTGCGCAATTGAATTGTTTTCGATCTTAACGAATAATTGTGTCATTGTTTTTTCCTTTTGTTTATGAATGAATTGCAACAGTGTGAGATCTACCACAAGCTATGCTTGACCATGTAGTAAGCGCACCGACTTGTTTAGGTGAGGAGTAATAAGTAATGTTGCCTAGACCTAATTGACCGTAGGGGTTACTTCCCCATGACCAAAGTGTGCCGTTGGTTTGGATAGCTGTAGTAAAACTATAACCACTAGCTTTGCTTGACCATGTAGTTAATGCGCCTACTTGTTTAGGACTGGAGTAATAAGTAGTGTTACCTAGACCTAACTGACCAACGCCGTTCATACCCCATGACCAAAGTGTGCCGTTGGTTTGGATTGCAACAGTGTGGGCGTACCCGCAGGTTACGCTTAACCATGTGGTTAATGCGCCTACTTGATTAGGTGATGATTTATATAATGTGTTGCCTAGACCTAACTGACCGGCATCGTTACGACCCCATGACCAGAGTGTGCCATTAGTTTGGATGGCAACAGTGTAATATCCCCCACAAGCTACGCTTGACCATGTGGTTAATGCA